ATTCGTGGGAAGAAAAAATAACCGTAGGATAATGAATGGTGATGGGGAATGGACTTATCGGTGCTCCCATTGTGAAACCTTCAAAGTAAAAGATGAGTTTCATAACGATAGATCCAAACCCCCATTCTATCTCGCATACAACTGTAAGGATTGTAGAAAGAACGCACAGAAACATCCACAATATAGTTCGTGGGTATTTGAAACGACTGATATATTTTTTGAGAGAATGGGATATGATATTGAGAAAGATATATCAGAACAATTTAGAGAAAGAGTTAAGTTAAAATATGGTATAACAATAGATTGATTATCTATTTATTGTTATGAAGAATTTTATTATGGATAAGGTTTTAATGCTCAACGCAGGGATTACTGCCTTGACATTTACGGAAATAGAAGAGTTACTAAAGATTATATTACTCATCTGTTCAATCGCATATACAATCATCAAAATTGTATTAAACAAGAATGGGAATCCTCAACTTGAAGAACAGATAAAAAAATATTTTGAGAAAAAAGACGAGAAAGATTTGGATTGATAGAACTGTTTGTTGTATATTTGTGAAACAAACAAACACAGAAACAATAAACACTATGGAAAAATCATCTTACAACGAATGGGAACAATTCTTCAACGATTCATTGGAGCAATACAAAAACACAGATACTGAAGAAATCTGTGAAGAAGATTTGAATGACATTCTCAATGAAGAAGTTATGATGGAACTTGATTTTGAATCAGAAGTTTTGAAGATGAACTTTGTTGAAAGTATCAACAATCGTCTTATGTCTCACATTCAAAATGAAAACCTTACATACGATAAGGATGAGGTTCATCCAAAGAATGTCATCTGTCAATGGGTTCTTAGCAACCTTCTTGATGAAACAGAGGTAGATGTTCTTATGTCCTACGATAATGACTTTACCGAATATGTTAAAACTATTGACAACCTTGAAGATTTTTTGATGAGTTAATTTGGCAGATTAAAAACTATTCCCTATATTTGTAAGACAATTAAGAAAAACACAGAAATGAAAAAGACAGACCTTATCCAAAAAGCAAAAGAGCGTTTCTCAAACCTTCCACAAGATGTAGCCGTTGTTGTTAAATACAAAGGTGAGTTGTTTAGTGAAAGACCCAAAGTATTGAGTTTTAATCGTATCTTGGAAATAATCAGTATGGAAAAACTATACGCACTTGTTAAAGGTGAAATTATCCAAGAACAACAAGAGTTATGTAAAAATCCAGAATATCAGTTTTTGACTTGTAGAGTTGAAGCCCCTATTGATATTATATCTTTGGCTTACAACACAAGAAAAAATGATGATGAGTTTTTCCTTGAAAAGTGGGAAGCGGGAAATGGTTGGACTAAATCACATAGAGCAGTTGTCGCAGTACCAGCAGAATTGTCCTTAATTGAGGCAAAGGTGTTTGTAAATGACTTATGTGAAACTTACAATATCCCTGATTGTCACGTTCTTATCCAATCACTTGATTACCCAATCTTTGAGGGTAAGAGATACAGAGACACACCTCAACCCGATTGGAAAAATATCAAATAATTCCCTATCTTTACACTATGAATAACAACAACACTATGTATGACCTTGAAATTACTTTTTGGAATGAAGATGATAATAACACAAAAGTTATTAAACTAACAACATCTTACCCTGAATATGAAGATGTTGAAGATACACTTGAACTTTATGGATTAGATGACTTCAAATCTAATGGTGGAAATTATGATTTTTTTGATGTAAAAGTTTTGGTAGAACAAAACTAATTCCCTATATTTGTAGAACAAACAAACACAGAAACAATAAACACTATGGAAAACACGATTGAACTTATTGACGGAACTAATGTTCCTTATGAAAACTTTGAACCTTACTTTGAGGTGAAAACTGATAATGGTTGGGAAATCATCTTTGAGACATTTGGTCGTGATTTTATTAAAAAACATCACGATGTGTTCCAAGAGAAATATAATAGAAGTATTGAGTTGGGTATGAGTGAGTTTTTGTTTGAAGGAGATTATGAACTTATTATGGAACTCCTTGATGAATACCCTCAAATCAAAAAACTTTTTGTAAATTCAAAATAATTCACTATCTTTACACCAACAAACAAACACAGAAACATTATGACTTACACATTCACACAAGAACAACTTGACCTTTACACAGAAATTGTAAGTGGTCTCCAAGATTATCAGGGAACAGAGGATAGTCCCGTTGAATACGAAGAGTGGTTGGAAGAAACCTTTGGTGAATATTGGTTGGATTATCAAGGAGAAGGAGGAAACTTGTATGATTACGAGTTTGAGAGTGAGTTTTGGTATGGATATGTTACTGGTAATTTCTCACCTGATATTCTCAAGTGGATTGAAGATGAGAAGAAAGAATACGAAAAGTTCGTGGAAGAATATTTGGAAGAAGAGGACTAATTCACTATCTTTGTAAAACAAACAAACACAGAAACAATAAACACTATGGAAAACAACACTATGACCCCCGAACCGATTACCGAAGTATATTACTCTTTTGACGACATTAAAGTCGTAGGAGTCACAGAAGATGGTGTATATGCCATCCACCAAGAGTATGAGACAAAAGAATATATGTATCTTTTGTTTAATAGAAAAATGTGGAACAAACTCAACAAAAAATGGTTAGATAGTAAAATGAGATACTGCGAAATGTATAATGAGTTTTGTGGTGTTGGTGGAGTTCATTCTCATAGTCAATTCCTTAATGAAGGAACTTACCGAGTGTATGATGATGTTAATGACGATGATGAAAATACTTGGGGTGGTAAGTTGATTGAAGTCCCCGTATATTATATCTTGGATATTCAAATTGATATGGAACACGGATAATGAGCAGGACTAAAGACCTTTGGGAAGAATGGGAGGAAGAACAAAGAACTTACCTCCAAAACAAAAGATTGTCTCTCTATCGTTGGTATGGAGAGATGACCAACAAACAAATGTTGGATTCAGGATGGGAAGATCTTGACAATAAAGAATAACTCCTGTAATATTATATTGTCTCGTAATATTCCATAGTAAAAATGATTCTTCATTTTCAATCCCCTTGTAATGAGGGGATTTTTTTATCTCATAGATTTTCTCTGTAACATACCTGACTCCTCACATAGTTGTGTCTTAAATACAGATGCCAGAGGAAGATTCCTCATCTCCCTTGACGATCTACACCGTTGTGTATATCCTACGATACTTTCACCTCTTCTGTATTCAGGTAATATCATATTACCAATCCTCCGTATAGTTTATTTTTTGGTTGAGCCTGTTGAGTTCCATCATCACTACCACAGATCTCATATTCAGGAAACAAATTACGGTTCTTAAAAACCCATTTATTACATCTTTGACTGAAGTATTCAGCCAAGTCCTTGTATTCACTTTTAAGGGTTCTATACACACTTAAATCACTTGAGGAACTATTCTCTGATGACTCCTGTTGTAATCCTCTGTTACTGAACTTGGATAATAGGTTTGTAACAGAATAGTATAGAGACCAATATGTGACAACATCAACACAGTATTCATCAACGAGATATTTGTAATCTCCTGATAAAGTTCCGTTCTGAATTTCAGTGTATAACTTATCTATTAGTTTATCACCCAACACTTCTGTTAGATTCACCTTTTGAGCCAATATCAAGGCTGGTTTGAGGTTTTGACTCAATAAGTTTCTATCAAGTAATGTTTGGTCTAATACGTAATTTTCTGATACTATAAAAATCATTCTGAAAAATAGTTTGTGAATTTATTTATTATATTAACGGGTTGGTTGTATTTCATAGCGAGTATTACTTCCAATCCTTCGTTCATATCATCAATCTTCGGCTTCAAGATATAGTTTCTCCAATGTTCTGTTGCGACCTTTAACTCATCAGCATTCTGTGAGAATGGGTTTGAACTGAATGAATGAATACCCAATAACAATGGGGAACTTATCTGCCAAGATGTAAGGACGGATTGTGAAGCGTATCCCAATACATCTACATAATATCCATCACCTACCGTTGATTGTATCGGTGTAATCTGTGCTGCTTCTTCAGGACTTGATGCGAAACCTAACATCAACTTTTGTCCATCAGCACCTGAATATACATCAACCAATTCTTGTTTAACTCTGTTTCTTTCTGACTCTGTTGGATTTCCAAACAACTGAATAAATAGGTTTGGAGTTAAATTTGAGTCAATTGCTTTCTTATGCCACTCAAAGATGGCACCTTCCAATACGATTCCGGGAATACCTGACTGGTATGGAACAACAGGATATACATCATTTTCTGATGGAACATATCTCTTATAGTAGAACATTTGTCTTTGTTCCTTATTTTCAGGATTTACTTCACCATATGTGATGATTGGATTCCTTCTTAAATCACTCCAGTCGTCTGAATAATAAAAAGTATCAGGATGTTTCTGATCCATACCCAAATATCCACATCTAACTTTTTGGAATGGGATATGATATAATGAAGCGACTGCCGTTCTATCTTTTGTATAAATAATTTCGCAGCAAAACCCACCGAACAAATACCAATCATATAATAACTTACGATATAAAGATGAGAACTTCTCCGTTGTATTTATCAAACCATTACCTAAACCTTCTATTTCAACACCATCACCGAAACTCATAGTTACGGTAGAATCACACGCTACAGAGTGTATAGGAGAGTTTTCTTTCAACTCTATTAGATATTGAGGATAGAGGTTAGATTTACCCCATTGGACGTAATCATACCTCTTATTTTTAACCTCTGTATTCGGTTGTATCTCTATACCTTCTATACTAAATGCTTCAAAGTTTTTCATATTATATCTTATATTTTATAATTATATGGGACAAACATCAACAGGTGATGAACAATCTAAATCCCAATTAACATCTCGTTTCATTGTTTGATCAGCCCAAGTAGTATAACATCTATAGTAATCACTCGCACCGACTGAACCAGTATTATCAATAGAAATTTCTATTTCGTAAATTGTATTATCAAAGTCATAACTTACTCTTGGTGTGTCACTTTCAAATCCTGTATATCCCTGACAATTTCCACCTATGTAGTTACTATCAATAAATAGTGAAGTCCAAGTATTCGTATCATCATTTGTATTACCTGTAACAGTGAATGAATATTGGTCAATACCAGATTGTGGTATATCAATTTCAGTTATACTACATCCTGTGATTGCTCCACTCGCAATACCTTCAAGATAATACTTCAATCCCAAACTATCTGCCAATCCTCCATAATGGAATCCTCTAAATGTTGTTGATGGAGTTCTTGAACTCAAATAACTTGATACTCCTAATTTAGCAGAATCAGGTTCATCAATTAAGAATGCTTGTCCATAAAAACCTGGACTTGGACTTGGAGTCATAGTCATTGTTGGAGTGATTGACGGAGTATTAGTAGGTGTCTGTGTGTTGGTAGGAGTCACCGTCGGTGTGACACTACTCGTTGGAGTTACAGTGTTAGTAGGAGTTATACTCGGTGTAGGAGTTACAGTAGCGGTATTGGTGGGTGTCGGTGTCGGTTGAACTAAATTAACCGTAACAGGACATACACACGCTGATGTATCAACACTTGTCAATCCCCAAGTTTGTATCACTTCACCTGGTAATAATTCAGGTGTAAAGTTATATTCTATTTGATGTTCTCCAACAGGGAATGTTCTTGTTCCACTATAGTTAGTTCCCAAACTACCCGTCATATATCCTGATACTTCATAATCACATAATGATTCAGCAGGACTTGTTAATGCCGCATCATTCCATAAGTTGATTCTTATCTTATCACCACCCGAAATAAATCCACCTATGTATTGTGTCGTGGGACTACAAGAAGGTGTTGGAGTTACTGTCGGGGTCTGTGTCATCGTTGGAGTATTAGTCGGAGTCATAGTCATCGTAGGAGTGACTGACGGAGTTATACTCGGAGTAGGGGTATTTGTGGGTGTAGCAGAAATCGTTGGAAGTGGAGTAGGTTCAACAGGATAATATGTTTCACCAGTTCCACCTGAATAATAGAACGTATCACCAAATGACTGGTCAAAGAATAATATACCTGCTTCAAGTTTTTCACCCGATAATGACGGGTCTAAATTCGTTGAACTAACTTGTTCCCTAATTGAGTAGAAGAATTGTCCCACCTCGTCAATATAAACCCTTCCATTTACACGATCTTCGGTCTCATATACTCCTACCTTGAAAATGTCATATCTGTTGTTATATGGACTCCCTGTGACTGATGTGACGTTTTCAGGGATTACCTGATATTTCTTACCTGTCTGTAAGTGTTCCATACTTAATAGATAATACGGATTTGAGAGTGTCTTATGAACTGACACACTCACATACAATAAATTTTCACCACCTGATATATATAACATAATTTAATAAGTATTTCTTCCTAATGTTGTTTGGAAATCGTTTATTATTCCATCTAATGTTGTTATTTCACTCGTAGATAGTCCATCACCTATAGTTGTAAATTGTAATCTTCTATCACTATAACTCGCACTATCATTAAATAACCTTAAATTAAAATTAGGCAAACTATTAGTTTCAGTATGTGTTTTTGTATCTTGTAATGAACCATTTTTATAAGCGACTACATTTGTTGTTGATGTTCTTGATTGTATGTAACTACCTTTAGCATCAGCATTACTATAACTTAAAGCACTAACGGCACCTTTTGTATAATGCCATCCATAATATACATCACCAAATGACACTGCCATAATCAAATTATTATTACCATCTCTATAACCAAACTCTGACCAACTTCCTGGTGTTTCAGTTCCAACATAAATTGAAGAGTGTGAAGAAATACCTGCTGTTGAACCAATTTCAACATAAGCATTATATCCTGTATCACCATATGCGTTTGTTCCATTACCAGTTGAACCAGATATTCCATGCGTCATACCACCATTCCAAGTAATATCAAATGATTTATCTAATTTAGCATTGATTGCGTGTGATGCCGCTGTTGCTCCCAGATATGGATACATCACGTATATCTTACTATAAAGTCCTGCTGACTTAAGTGATGTGAATAATGTATCAGTAGCAGCACTCATCGTAGCATTTACAGTTCCTCCTGATGTAATTACATCTGCGAGATATGCTGCTGCGTCAGCATCAAATGATGGTGTAGATGGCGTCGGTGTAATCGTCGGCGTCGGTGTAATCGTCGGGGTATTAGTTGGCGTAATAGTAGGGGTCGGAGTTATACTACTCGTAGGAGTAGGTGAAACTACGGGAGGGACACCGGGATTTACTGGTGCTTCCTTATCTGAAAAATACACCGTCTTTTTGAATCTATATACAGAATCCAAATGTAAAAAGTTATGTCTATCTCCACCCATTATACTCCTGAATCTCCGTTTATCGTCCAACCATAAGTTGTAATTAATGAATTTCTCGCTGTTTCAGCAGCACTACCCAAAGTATATGTCATTCCTTGAGCACCTAAATTAAGAAGTGGTCTGTAGGGTGGGGCTTGACCTTCCCATCCAATCAATAAATCATCATAATTTGTTGTGCTCATACCACAATTATCTAACATATTATACATTTGAGTAACATATTGTATATCCCATCCACTTATATCCTGATTAAAGGATGTGGCATCCAAAAATACACCTGATAAACTTGTAATAAGTGAGCCACCAATACTCCAACCCGTTACATTACCATTGAATGATGTTGCTTCTCTAAATATATCTGTTATATCAACACCTGATTGGAATGTCCAACTATTCAAATTTTGATTAAATGATGATGCTTTATAAAACATAGATGATAAATCACCAGAATTACTAACATCCCAACCACCAATATTTTGATTGAATGAGGAACAATCAGAGAACATCAAACTGAAATTACTTATATTACTCGTATTCCAACTTGTGACATTTGGTGAATTAAAATTAGAACAGAAAGCAAACATAGATAATGCGGAAGTATCACCTGTCAAATTTGGAAGAGTATTTAACATTCCTGTTAGATTACTACATCCTTCAAAATGTTGAGATAAACCATTAGTGGCATTTGTAAAATTACAAACATTATCACCCCAATTAATTAAATCAGTAACTCTTTCAGCACCATTAAGAACAACAGAACCGTGATAAATTTGTAATATTGTTTGACTTGTTGGAGGATATATTCTTATCCTATATGATTGATTACTTGATGCGTATGTATGAGATAATGAACCTGTTAATAAAATTGATTGATTCAAATCAACATTACCATCACCCCAATCTATATTGATTAAACCACCCGTTACATTTACACCAGGACTATTGTATGTGAATTGTCCTGAAGGCATGAATATATCATAAGTATAGAAATCATCGGGGTCAGGAACACCACTTGGCGTAGGTGTCGGCGTCGGTGTATGTGACGGAGTTTGACTTGGACTGGCACCAGGAGTTAAACTTGGTGTAGGAGTATTCGTTGGAGTTATTGTCGGCGTAGGGGTGCTACTATAACTTGGCACAGGAGCATCATCAGGAGAGAACTTATCATAGAACCATACCTCATCTTTATCCCTAAATCTTGACAATAAACCACGAAACTTACTCATTATCTATTATGACTTTAACCTTATCTAAATAATAGTCCAAATCCATCGTATTACCCTTTGGTTTGAATGGATATGTCTTTATATTCCATTTATTACTACTCACACGATCACGAAAAGCAACATCAATTTTGATTATGTCAAACTCAATGTCATAAACAAATCTATGAAATTTGTATTCACTCATTTGGTAATGGAGGGGCTGGTTTTGGTTCATATTCACTTAAGGTTAGTGAATTAACCCAAGATACACTTGTATTTTCATTACCATTAACCTCCTCCTCACTTATAACCCAATTATCGTTAATATCTTGAATAGGGTTAAAATATGTATCGTCAGTCCATTTTAAACCAACTAATTCGTCTTTTTGACTTTCTGTTATTATTCCTACTAAATGTGACATTTTAATATGTATTTCTTCCAAGTGATGTTTGGAATGTGTTTATTATACCATCTAATGTGGATACTTCAGTTGATGATAAACCTTCACCCATAAATGAGAATGCTAATGTTTGATTAGCATATCCATTAGAATAAGGAGTACCAGGAGGTGCGTCAAAATTAAAGTTCCAGAAGTAAATATTTGGTCCAGAGTCTGGTGAAACAGGTTTTGTATATGACGCAACATGCGAACCAATGAAACTTGTATTTCTATACAAATCTGCTTGTGTGCTTCCTGTTCTCGTAGTGATATATTGTCCGTCAATATTGCCACCATTTGGAGTCCTTAATCGCCCCGAAGCAGAACCACCTCTCATAAAGTAATTACCAGGCCCATTATTACTACTAACAACCAATCTAAATGCTGTTCCATCATACTTACCCGTAATAAATTCCTCCGTTACTACTGGAGTATTACTCGTTGTTTGATAAAAACCTATTGAAAAATCATCTTGAGGCCAATTAAAATAACTCCAATTTGTATCAGCATAAGCGTTTGTTCCATTACCAGTTGAACCAGATATTCCATGCGTCATACCACCATTCCAAGTAATATCATATGATTTGTTAAGTAATGCGTTAATACTATGTGATGCCGCTGTTGATCCCAGATATGGATACATTGCGTATAATTTACTATACAATGAATTACTCTTAAGTGATGTGAATAATGTGTCAGTAGCCGCACTCATCGTAGCATTTACTGTTCCACCTGATGTAATTACATCAGCGAGATATGCTGCGGCATCAGGGTCAATGCCAGGTGCTGATGGAGTCGGTGTCATCGTAGGGGTTATAGTCGGTGTCGGAGTTACACTACTCGTAGGGGTGGGTGATGGAATCACACCCGAAATTGTTTTAGCCTTAACAGGATAATAGATTAACGCTTTTTTGTATTGATTTGCGTAATATACTTCTTCCCATAAAACTGGCTTTCCGTTCTTATCTATATAAGGCATACTTTAATTTAATATAATAATGGGGGAAGGACAGATTTCCCTCCCCCGTTTTTATTATGGGGGTTATTACTCCCTATCAACAGTGATGTTACTCGCTGTCAAGAATGTTGCCAAGTCAGTGGAAACATCCATTTGAGGAATACTAATGATTTCCTCTCCAACAAAAGTTAAATCATAAATCTGTTGGTCACCCGGAACAGATCCTGAATTGATTGTTGCTGCGGAAATATACAATCCACTTGGACTTACCAAGAAGTATTTTCCACTCTTTAGTTTAACAACGAATACCGTTCCAACTGATTTAACCAACTCTTCATACAATGCTGTATATTCCTGGTCCCATCCCGGGATTTGAAATTGTAAAGTTGGAACAAATGTGAAACTCAATGATTGAGTAACAACATTCACTTCTTCAGAAAGGACGGCCGCTGAGTTTCTTACCAAATCTATTTTCTTAAGTTCTCCCGCAGTTGAACCTGAGATTGCGGTTACTTGACCACCTGCGTCGTATGTAACAGATGCGAGGTTGATTGAAGTTCCTGTGGTAGTTAATACCCATAAATCTTCAACACCTGCGATGTTATTAACACACGCATTTAGTGTAAGACCGCTTGTAATCACACAATTATTAGCCATATCTTTTTGTTATTTGTTTAAGTTTATTATGATATTCTCACACACAATGATGGGAAGAATATCTTAGCCCCCGCACGGAACTGAAGTGACATCCTTAACTGCCTTGTGTCAGCACTCCACCACATCTCAGCGTTATTTGCGTCAGTCAAAAGGTCAGTTCCGTAAGCGATGTTCTTACCATAAGTAAGTAACGCTCTTCCCGCTCCAATCTCACTTGAAACAGCAACTGTATTAGTGGCGGGGATCATGATTGAACCAGGAGATTCTGATTGACCCTCAACAGTATATGCGAAGAAGTTCGCATCTCTTAAACCTAACAACAACGCTTGGTAATCACTTCTGTTTAAGAATAAAACAGTTGGTGAGAACTGTAATGCGTCAGGTAAGTTTGTTACATAAGTATCAACAACCGTTAAAGCGTTTGTTGGTGTCATCGCTGAATATGTAACATTTACAGTTGTCGCTGAAGCGGCATCCAATTGAGCATTCAAACCATCAACACAATCTGTTGGTGATTCACCCTGCCAAATTTTTCTTTCTGTTGCGACTGCTGCCTTAGCAATCAAGTCGTTCAAGAATGCTTCCTCAGCACCTGATTCCTGATTGTAACTACCTGGCTGTAATCTCAATCCCATTATGGTTGTAGCCAATTTTTCACTACAATATCCCTTTTGAATGTTGTAACTACAAACTTTTAATTCGGCTTCATCTAATACGATGTCACCAAAGTCAGTGCTACAGTGACCAGTTGCTAAAATACTGTCAATATCACCAGTATCAAATGTTGGAACATACTCGCTATTTTTAATCTCAGGGAAAATAGAAACGAATTCCGTCATATTTGAACCGATGACAACTTTTGTCATCAACTCAGTTTCATTTGCTGAGACATAATCTACCATCCCAGTAATATCAAAACTGAAGTTCTCTTTTCTTAATTTACTCATCTTAATTATTTTTTTGATTTCAATTTATTAATTATTTCCAATCTCATTTTTGAGAAATCTTGATTTACTTTATTCTCTTGTTTGACTGGAGTGATGGACTCTGATTTTTTGAATTCGTTGTAGTCCTCAACGAATGAATTAAACTTGTTGTTGATTGCTTCTATTTCGCAATTAAAAGTCATTAACAAATCGTGAATGGCTTCTTTGAGTTGAGTGATTTCGTCTTGACCCATCTCTTCTTCTTCGGATGTTTCTTCAACTACTTCCTCAACAACTTCTTCTTCAGAACCTTCTTCACGAACTTCAACCAAAACTGATTCTTCATCTAATACTATTTCTCTACCATCATCTAAACGATGTGTTCCAGCAGGAGCGGGTTCAAATCCTTCCTCTGTCTCTATGTAGATAGTATCACCGAGTGTAATATCACCTTCAGATTGGTTGGTTACAAAAACCTCACCTCCTTCAAGCGCTACTCTCTCAAATTCAACTTTAGTTACTTCGTCATTAAACTTATAACCGACTAATGTAGCAATCTTGTCCAATGCTTCTTTATAATTATTTGGCATCTTCTTGATTATTTAATTGGTTTATTATATATCTAACTTCATCAATAAATACTTCATCATCATTCTTATACAAAGATTCTTTACTGTTCATTAGAATATCGTGTGATTCACAAGGCATATAGTTTTCTCCGTGTTTATGGACTCCAACACATCCATACACTTCAACCCCATATTTCCTCGCTTCTTCTTCATTATCAAATAGTGGTAATCCATCAACCTCACCAACTTTTGTCATACCGACAGCGTTGAGATTACCTGGTCTTGAAAGGAATGAACCCTCCAATGAAATACCTGTTGTCTTATTATTTAAGATATATTCTTCAAATACTTTTTTATTATCCCACTTGATTGTTGCCATCCAAGTTCCTTTATTTACCTTGAATCCCATCTTATTTGACTTATCGTTTTCAGGGTCATCAACAATCCAAGATTCATAGACATATCCTCCATTCAATTTTAACCCTGAATGTTCATAATTAAAGGATTTGTTCCTGTTCTGCTTGAAGAACTTACGAGCCATCTGTTTCACTGTGTCCTCACTGAAGAAAACATAGTATAATTCACCCATTTCGTTCCTTCTAACGATATATCTATTCGGCTCCATAACAACAGTCGTAACCTCGTAATTGAGTTCATCTGCGAAGTCCTGTGACGTTTTAACTGGAACACATGCGGGAACTTCTCTACCATCAACAATCTTTGTTCCAATGGGTTCATAACCTTCCCAACAAGGATTTGGTGTAATGAACTCGTCCTGTTCTGATAATGGTAAGACATTATCAGGTTGTCCTTGAGTATCAGGATATTGTTTTCTATAACACTTCAATCTGGCTTCATCTTCACCATAACCTGCGTCAAGTAAGTTTTGAACACAACCAAATCTCTCCTTCATCTCACCTCTGATTTGTTCTATCTTTCTTTCACTCCAACGTAATGCGGGTTCTCCACCCCAAAGTAAGTAAGAAATTGTTCCACATGCTTCAGTATCAGATGGGTCATAGTATTCAGATGCTCTTGATAGATACGAATACATTCTCACTATAGTTTCCTCTGAAATCGGTTCTCTATTCGCTAGTTGTTGAGCCCTGACTTTACCGACCTGAGTCGCACATTTGTTATTTACTTCCTCGTTCAATCTAATACCTCTCTCAGCCGCTTCTGATACTGCTTGAGGATAATCATCATATGACTCAAAATTCTCTATTTTAACACTGTTTAAGACCTTAACATCAGCATTGAAGTAGTTGTCATTTTCAGGAATACCACCAATAAACCCTTTCTTACCATCATACTCAATTAAACAGATTGCTTCAGCAGCAGGTTCTCCCTCAAATAGAGCGTCTATGGAGTTATATACGACCAATCCTTCCAAAAGGTCTATGGCTCCCGTATAATCTTTAGACATATAGATTTCATATTCTGTTAAACCACCTCTACCTGTCTGTAATTCTATGGTAGGTCTTGTTCCAAGTGTAGCAGAATTGATTGTTCTTTTGGCTCTCTTTGGAATCTTAGCAGCAAACTCTGATGGTGTTATACCTTCAGGGACATTGAATACAATCTTCTTGAATAGATGGCGACAATATTTACCCGATTTATATATCTTCAAATCAACTGTGGTATTTCTTGTTCTTGGAACTAACTTATATGAATTACCATCACTTGTTAATTCTGCTGAAATACGAGTTAAATCCTCATTTCTATAAACCAAGTCCTTTCTGATGAACTCTCTACAGAGTTTTCTTGATTCTTTTATGAGTGTTGAACCTAATCCTACCCCAACAGCATAATAATACCTTATTATTTGTCCATTTCCGTCCATAGAAGGAGATATTTCCTTTGGTGTGGAGGATATGGTATAAAACTCTTCTTTCGTTACGTCAGAGACCTTAAAACCAGCGGAGTTTTCTAATAACCAACCCAAGTCCTCACCTTTATCACTAAACTCTTGTCTAATCTTACAATCATCACCACATTGTGTTTCATCTTCAAATATCTCCCACTGATAATGTGTGGCAGGATTCTCAACAAGGGATAGTGCTTCTACACCTGATTCTTCGTCGTTCTCGTCTATATATAATTCTACTAATTTAATCATAATCTACTGATTTGTTCTAATCTTGAATTTATTTTGTTTGTATCCTGTATGTCGTTATACAATACATATGTTTTTATCGGTCTTTGGTTCTGTTTTCTAATCTCCTGAACCAATGCGGAGTCATCAACCGATAATGCTCTACCACCAGTGGATACATTTATCTGTGATAATAGATCCGAGAATTGTGCGGCAGCATTCTTATTTATAATTGCCTCACCACCTTCCAATACCAATCCTCCATTCATCATAACTCCACCTTCTTCGTGTGATGCTCCCATAACCAATCCACCCCTTCTCGCTGGAACGAATTGTTGTCCTTTAACGAAATTTATTTGGTCTTGAATGACAACACCCTGAGCAGCACCAATACCTCCATAAATAGCGGCGAGGATTTGTCCGGCAGGTGGTGGAACTGTTGCGAGTGCTTTTAGAACTGCCTGTGCTGTATTCGCAATGGAACTCGCCAAACTAAATCTTAACTCGGTTAGACGAGCCTTCTTTTCCAATTCAAATCTCTGTTTCGCAATATCCTGCCTCAATTCTTCTTGTATTTGTTTCGCTCTTTCCGTTTCATCACCTATGGACGACATAGCCAGTTCCTCATAGTAATCCAATTCTTGTAATTGTAGTGAAATGGAAGCCGCTAAAACACTTTGAATACCATTACTGATATTTGTAAATTCTTCAATTACCTTGTTTGCGAAATCTTGAACAACCTCAATTTGTTGTTGGAACTCAATGGAATCAATCAACTTTTTTAAGTTCTCAATTTGTTCTTCTGTAAGGTTTGTTGATTCTGCCGATATTGTTGAAAAATATTCTTTAACAGAATCAATCTGTTCTTCATTTGATATAATGAATTGTTGTAATTGTTTGAATTGAGAATCACTTATTTGTTCTCCTTGTTTTGCGATATTCTCTTGAATCTTTGTTAAAGCATCACCAAGTTTTACAGCAACATCTTGTGTTTCTTGGTATATCTTTGTCTGATCTACAAGGTCTGCGTTTATATCCTCAATCAACCCCTTTTGAACATCTGTTAATTCATTAAATCTTTGTCCCTCAAAAACTCTCATAGATATTGTGTCCAATATCGCATTATTTAATTCTTTTGTTGTTACTTCATTCTCAATAGCACTGTCTTGTAAAGCGACAATGTCAGTTAATAACTTACCATAATCTACATTTATACCATTTAATTCCTCTGCTTTTGATACAATCTCATTTAGATTTTTTAATTTCTCATCATAGGTTTTTTGGTCAATATCTCCTAAATCTAATTGTTGTTTTAGATTTTCTCTTAACTTATCTTGTGTCTCAAGAGTTTTCTTTAGAGTTTTATCATAATCTTTCCATTTATTGTCTATATCAACTGTTTTTTGGAAGAAGTCCAATAGTATTCTTCTTTGATCTTCATCAAGTTCGTCCATACTAATTGAATCAAGAGTATCTCTTAATCTATTCAATCTATTTATTTCAAAATCAGAATCCCCCCCATCACCAAATAATAAAGTAGATACAACACCATCTGTTGATGCTTCATCACTTGATGCGTATTCATTTATTGAATCTATGGAATAAAGTATTTTTGCGAAAGCATCTTGATAAGCAGTTACATTTTCATCTTCAGGTAGTTTTATTCCACCGATTGCGATTGCTAATTGTCTTGTTAAATCAAGTTGTTCTTTTGTTTCACCAATACTCGTTCCAATAATATCCAATCTCTCTTCCAATAAAGCATTTTGGTCTTCAATAAGTTTGTTTGCTTTTCCAACAATTTCTACTTCACCTCTCGTCTCTGTTGCGAGTGTCTTTGTCGCTCTGGCAGTTTTCTCTATAGTTTTGGTAAGTTGTTCCAATAACTTATCATATTCAGCATCCAACTTATTTCTATTCTCCTTTTCCTTATTTCTACTCTTAACATTCTTGTCAGATTTCTCTCTCTCCTTTCTTAACTTGGCTTCATTCTCATTCAAACCATCAAGAATTTCAAGGTATATCTTTTCATATTTTTCAACCTCCTTTGTGACTTCTCCAACTGCTTCTGCTTGGTTTTCTGCTGCTTTCGTTGCCCTTGCGGCATCGGCGGTAAAGAATCCATAAACAGTTGTATATTTAGAAATTGCGAATAAACCCTCTTCCCACCAAGATAAATTATCCTCCAATGAACTTGATTGTGCTTCTATCTGTTCTTTTAACGCATCTGTTAATAACGCACTCGCTGCCTCAGCCTGTGCCTTAAGTAAGATATTGTCTCTCGCCAATTCCAATCTCTCATTGAGTATATCTAACGCATCGGCTTGGTCTAATGTTATATCCTCTGTTATAACACCCAATCTATTGAGTTCTTCAAGGGCTTCCAATCTCTCTCCCTCACTCTTCGTAACATCACTTACAATACCTGCGTAGAAGTCAAGTTCCACACTTGTCTTTGCGATACTTTTCTGTGCTTCCTTATTTATCTCCCCAAACCTATCAGCCTCCTCATTTGATTTGAATATCGCTGCTGTTAATTTATCCCAATTCGCAATCAATGCTCCAATCGCCACAACCGCAGCACCAATACCTGTGGAGATAAGGGCTATTCTAAACGCTTTGAGTGCTCCTGTGGATGTTCCAACAATAGCGGCATATGCTGCTTGTAGTCCTGTCGCTATTCTCGTTTGGATGTTCGCTGCCTTTTCTGTGACAACTCTTTTTAACATATTCGCTTGAACCAATCCTTCGGCAACTGCTCTAACACCTAACGCTATATTGACTGCTTCAAGGGCTTGTTGTTCCAATCGTTCAACCTCTTCAACTGTTTCTGCGTCAGCACCAAATGTTCTGGCTGCTGATGCGGCAATTAAGAATGAACCACTGACGAGTTCTAAAGCCCCACCAATAGCAGATAATTTTTGTTCTGTATCTAACCCCTCAAATTCCTTCTCTACATCCTTAAACTCGGATTTTAACTTATTGAGTTCTGCTGCGGTTCTCTTATATTCTTCTGAACCGAAATCAAGGGTTTTTAACTCATTACTTAAATCCTCAATAGCACCCTCAAGTTCGTTGATGTTCTTAATAACCTTACCTTCACCCTCCGAACTATATTTTACTTTAATTGCTAATGTCTTTGCCATATCTATAAGTATTTTATTTTAACAAGTATTCGTTGCTAATAACCCATCATTATCAACCACAATATATGTAAATGGTATTCCAACCTCTCTAACAAATCTACCAACAGGGAGTGGGGTAGAACATCCTGAATCAGAATATACATAACAACCACTATTCAATGATGAACAATTAGAATACACTGTTGATGATGCTACTGTTCCACCACATACATCACTTTCCGAAAGTGAAGTATATGCTGTAATCGTATAACAGAAACCAGGAGTCGGAGTAGGTGCCGGAGTGGGTGGTCTCGTAACAGATTGTTCTGTATAATCGGGAGCAACCAGTGTTGGACTTACCGTTCTATATGGGAACTTAATAAATCTACATTTCACCATACTCTCTTCTGTTATATCACCATCCTTAATTTCATACAACCTCCAAGTAGAATTTAAGAAAGTAACCTTGTCGTTGAATGTCACATCTGTAATATCTTCAGGAGTCAGTTTGAACATCCCCTCAAAGAACTTAGCGTCATCAGAATATAACTGATTTATATACTCTCTATAGAATTGTCTATATGTGTTATATTCAGTGTATATCTCAAATGTCGTCGCTTTGGACTTAAAGAAATCCCAAGTAGGTTGGAAGTTTATATCACTAAAAGGAATACTAATATCCTCAACCAGTTGTGATAGGTGATTCATAGCAGGATAATAACTATGAGCGACAGAAGTAGCACCTGAAGCCACATAAAAATCTGATAATGTCGTAGCAGTAGTGGATGTATAGAACGGAACTAAACCACAATAGAACCCAATCTTCATACCGGTTGATACAGGTTGTTCTTCTATATCTGCTCCTTGATTTCTTATGTATAATGAAGGTATTACCATAGTCGTTCCTTCATCACCCACTGCGAGACAAGGCATGGACTCAAACTTTATTTTAACATCTTGATTTCCTGACAATATCTGTGATTGTTTATAGAATATCCTATCACCAAATACCTCATTAAAGTTGTCAAAGTAATAAACACTCAACTGGTCTTTACCTTTCTCTTTTGAGAAATTGATTTGTTGTTTCAAAGAATAGTCCAACGGCTCAATAGAATAGGGTAAATTTAAGTCCAATTTGTTTGACCAATCCCTATCCTCACCTGAAGAGAGATATGTTGGATATGGTTCTATTTTGAAGTTTCTTTCACCTTCAGATATGGAGGTTAGATTGAATAATGCGATGAGGTTCTTAAAGAAATCCAATCCATTCATACATTCAATATTATCATCAAACTTAATATTGCCCAGTGTAGGAATTATTGTAGGTGAAACATATAACTCATAATCAGATTCATTACTACTAAAAGCAACATTGTTGTTTGGTGCTCCTGCTGGTGAAACACGATTGAACTGAACTGAAACTCTTTGTCCTTGTGTAAGTGTCACATCAAATACAAAATTGAATACGGAAGCACTCTTTCTAATTCTTATGTTTTGATAGGTATTATCCAATACCGTTCCCGTATCTATATCTCTCAATACAACATTGATATATGTGGATTGTAATACAAATCCTGTTAAAAATATTTCTTGTGATACACGGAATCTATATAACCCATCAATCGGCACTGTAAAGTGATTCGCACCAGTACCAGGTCCAGTATCGGGGAAACCACTTATCGTATATGAATTGAGATAATCAAATTCTTTATTGTTAAAAACTATCGTTTGATAAGTGCTCGGATTGTCAGGGGCTTCATAGTAATATTCTCCCCCTTGATAATTTACTCTAAACAAGTTTTGGTTTTCGGGTCTCTCACCAATAACCTTTGTTGCTGAAGTATCACTTGAAGTGGCAGATACAAATATACTCTTAAAATAATCTGAATCAAAGAAATCAGATGTATATGTAAATCCCGCTTTTGTGAAACACTTATCCAAAAGATATTTTGCGTTTATCCAAGGCTTGAATTGTTCCACACTAATAGGTGTTCCTGAATTCGTTATACCTGATAAAGAAAAATCCCATAATGAGTATGTCACTTCGGGGTCATAACCAGTATGTGCTAATGGATATAATATCTTACCTACAATACCTGAATAATCATCGTATGAACCACCTGAATAATTCCAAGTGGAGACAATATTATCATAATTTACAATATGGTCAATATCATCAAATTCCAAATCACACAATGTAAATCCTTGAAGAGCAGTAGATAGATTTGATGTTTCTTCAAGAATGAAAATTTCGTATAATGTTCCATTTGGAGTAATTGTTATTTTATTTAATCGTAAAGAACCCCTGAATATATCAGCACCTTGATTTTGAACCAGACAATCGGTTTTCAAGGTTGAATTGAAATCAGTAGCATTTACATCAAATGCTGACTGAAAGAATTTATCGTTAGTAATTGAAGCAGGTATATCAAAACTCTTGGAATATGAACCCTTCCTCTGTGTAATATCTTCAATCTCCTCAATCGTCTTATTAAGAGAAATTGCCAGATCTTCACTTAAGTCAAGATTTACCCAATCACCGTTTTTGTCTTTTGCTATTAACTGAACCATTATGTATTCTGTCTTCTTTCAGGGAAACCACCTTTATATTCTATTGATATAGATACTTGATTCGGTCTTTGGAAGTTCGGTTTAACTACCTCTGAATTGGTTAATATGATGGGATATAAATCACCCTCATCGTCAATCAACCATACACTTGAACTTCTCAATAACTCTTCTGTAATCCAATCAGCATCTGACTTTGGTATTATACCTGTATGTAATATACCCGTTAATGCTTGTTGTGTATTCCACACTTTATTTTGTGGATTCCAACCATAATAACTCACCTCATCCCAACCTTCAGTATATAACTTTGGTGCTTGTTGGAACTCCTGTCTTGATACATCATATCCCGTATCTTCTCTACCTCTAAATGTATAATAATCTAGAGTCCCCAATGAATTAACCCAACATACTTGTTGAGAATTGACAGAACAATTATTATCAAAGTAGAAATAGAAATACTCTGATATTCTCTCAAAATCCTGACAATTTGTCGGGGGTTGTGGAACTAATCCACAAGGACATTGGAGATATGCTGCCGCATAAGTGGGATAGAATGTTGCGACATTTATGTGGAATGTTCCACCACCACCTAATGCTTCAATTTCATATACTTGGTTAAACCAACAGAAGAACTCACCTGGTTGTCCAAAACCTGAACCATAATCGTTTCTCATCATAAACCTCTGACCAGTACAACGATTGGTTGCCGTAAAAAATGTATAACTACCTAAATCTGCCATTATCTACATAATCCTAAATTGTTTATTACTACATCAGCGAATGGTGGGAAACCTGTAAATCCAGGTTCAACACAAGAACATACAACAACAGATGTTTCAGGAGCAACTGTGAATGGAACTGTTGAACCATTATCACAATCCTCATAAGACATTGTAGCCGTCTTAACCTTATCTATATTTGATATAGAGTATCTATAACAAGTAGAACATCCCAATGAACTCGTAGAAGGAGTGGGTGTCGGCGTCGGAGGTGGGGCTGCTGTCGGTGGAACATAACCTGAAGGTAATGGAGTATTACTTGGTGTCGGAGTCGGTGGAATAGGATCGTCAATACTCTTCTGTAATGACACTCTATAGTATTTCACATCTGGTGGAAACCCTACGTGTTGTTCCACGTTCTTTGGATATGCTCCAACATAACAAACCATCTTCTTATACCAGTCAGGTAGTAGTGGTTGAACTGATGTATCCTCATCACAGTTATATCTCCATCCACCATTATACATAACATTATATGTTACACCTGATGTAATCAGTGTATCATTCGCATCAAAGTATTCTACCAACGCACAGAAGACAGAATCGGAATCATCGTCTTCAGGATCAGTAAAGAAATTGAGTGCCGATAATGTCCCCCAATCACTCTCTCTAACATATTGTATTCTCGGTGCGTTTGTTAAATATCTATGTGTATCTCCATTAATATCATTTGGTGGATTGTTCCCCAAATAGAACGGAGATAAATCAGTTTCTTTATCATACCATTCTTTTATTGAATTACTAACGAACCTATCATCAGATGGTTCAAATATGGGGTCACCAGTCCCTCCTGTCCCGTTATATAGTATAGGGTCTCCATCAGGAGTTAATGAGTATTCCTCACCTATTAAAACGTTGTATATCAACCAATCTGCGTCCATCCAACCCCAATCTGCTTTGGATAGAGGTTGTGCCGATGTTCTAATCCCTTCATTACGAGGGGTTGATTCCATATATGATTGTAGAATACGAGCAATATCTACTTGACCCCAATAGGTGTCTTGTGGTGTGACTTTCAATCTCGCAATCTTTTCATTGTTCATATAAATGTCAAATACAAAACGGAACTTGTATGTTGAATTCATTTGTGTTGAATCAACCTTATATACAATATTCCCGTATGCGTTTGAATATCTATCAGGGTATGATACTGAATTTATTGCCATTATTCATATATTATTTCCATACTATTATTTGAGAGTAATACAATACTATCTATTACCTCATCTATATCAAGTCCTAACTCCGCATATTCCTCTTTCTGTAGGATTCTATCTACTATGTCCTCAAAGAGTTCAAATGCTTCGTTTTCAAATGCCTCTTCTGTAAATAAGTCCAAAGCAGAATAACCCCTCTTACCGATGTTTTTTGCGATTGCGATGGATATACCCGTCTGTTGAGTTAAAGTCAAACCAGCAAAGGTAGGAATCGTTTTAACCCAATCTCTAATGGGTCTATATGGTGGGGGTTTTGCTCCCGCTCTTCTACCTTCTCCAAATAGAATGTCAGCACCATAATCCTCCATATAAATCAATATCTCATCGTCTTGAATTACCACATTAACAGATCGTTCCAAATTACCTGAACCATATATCTTTCTTGGTGATGGGGGTATTGACCCACCAATCTTATTCATACGATTGAATTTCTTGGAACGGATTCTATCACGAACCCATTTCTGTAACTCAACACTTACCTCGTTTAATAGTTGTTCGTTCATAGACAGAATGTTCCTTCTGCTCTGAATGTAATACTGGCTTCCACACCAGCAATATAAACAGAGAGTTTATCCAAGAATGGTGTGAATGTAACGGGGGTTATTACGTGATATGTTGATGTGGTTAGTTGGTTTGTATAATACTCAAGAAAGTCCTGTAATATCATATAACACTGTTCAACAATATCCACTTGATTCGTCTTAACATCATCCAACATATCACCAATAATAATCTGAAAATTGAAATCAGTATATTGGTCTGATGTTGTTGATGTTGTCGGTATAACGTGTAATAAAGGATACTTAAGGGGTTCTTTATCTTGACCTGTATCAGAAAGATTACCAAACGTAAATGTCTCTATTACGGGGTGTTGTGAAGCGAATGCTTCAAAACTATCTATTATGGACTTGAAATTATTCATCGTTTGTTTTTTCGTCTTAATTTATCTAATTCTTCTTTCTCCTTCTTCCTCTTACTGATTACATATAATAAATATGAAAGTGCTTCCTGAAGATTGAGTTTCAATACATCGTTCATCTTTAATGGGTCTTCTTTTGACAATACCATATAGGTGTCATAATAGAAGTCCGTTAATGACTTTAACTTTTCTTCGTGGGTTCTGTCGTCTGGCGGACTGACTCCATCTCCTTCATCTTGGCTTCCATATAATCCTTTTGCTTGCTGGTAAGTAATCCGGCGTATTTCAAAAAAAAAAGCATGGCAGATAAAATATCCTTAACAAGAAAATCCTTCATATCAACACTTCTACCGAGTGACTCATCGTAATCATATAACTCTGTTGTGTATTCACCACTATCAAGGTCGTATGTCTTACAGGGTTGGTATAATACTGATGCTAAATGTTTTAAGTCATATTCTTGTTGAGCCGTCAATACTTCCAAATCTGACCATTGTCCCCAAGTCATCGTTGATGGTTTTGCCAATCCATACATTACACCCTTATAGTTTATGAGGGGTCTTACATTACTCTTGGTTGTGGAGTTATTGAAATAGTTATTCAATACCTTACTGACAAATCCTATCTGTTGGACTGTAGCCTTCCGTATTTCCTTTAACTCAATCCCTGTGAGTAGAGATATGTATTCAGCATTTTTAATGTCTTTACCCTCCTTATTTATCTTTTTGATTTCTTCATATTGGTTTATGGTTACACCTTCTAACTCATATTCCTTTGTTCCTAATACTATGTTCATAAAAAATGATATGTTTGTTCTGGTTTATCTGCGAATTCCATTATGATGTATCTAACGCAATCTATCAGGTGGTCATCACCTATCGGTGTATTGGTGACTCGTCCTGACCTGTCCTTCTTAAATTTTAATTCACTGAACTCCCTGTATAAATTAAGTGAATCTTCGTGTATGTGTATCTTATGTTGTTTCATTTTGGAAATACCATACAATACACTCCCTTGTCCTTTCTTAACACCTCTTATGTTAAATCCTCCTCTACGTAAATCCTGTATGGACTTTGGTTCTGATGAATCTGCTACAATAAGGGTTTCCCTATCTATACCAAGTTCCTGTAAGATGAATATCAAATCATCATTGGTTGTTCCTGCTTGATATAACAATTCTTTACAATATACATCCTTACCATCCATCAATACTTCAACAACAGCACAGGGGTCTGTAGCAAAACCCCAATCAAGTCCAATGTATCTCTCCTTATATCTTGGTTCATCAGAGTATTTGTCGTAATTGACGAATATCTTTTCTCTTGGTGGAACTACCCTACCTTCAGAGTATATCTCATATAAGTCAGGGTCTAACTCTTTTAACTCTTGTATGGATTGAATAATTCTCTTATCAAGAAAAGGATTACCCTTCCACGTTGAGTGTATCATTATACCATTGTCTTTACCTTCATATTCAAGTCCCCACCAGTCCTCCGTTATTTCAGGGTTGTATGCTGCGAGTATGTATTGTTCTGTGCGAATGTCCAACTGAACAAATGGTTCAAATGAAACTGTATTGACCTCATCACAAAAAACCACATCGGACTTCATACCTCTC